ACAGGATGATCCATGATGCCTGTTAAGCTTAAACCAAGCAGTGCTTCTTCTTCTGTATTATTCTTCCACAGTTTTCGCAGGTATCTAAAGTTAGTTAATGTGGCTTGCAGTGTGCCTATGATAGCTGCTGTCTCAATCTTATCTTTTAGTGTGTTTAATGTATCGTCTGATCTTACTACAACTTCGCTGAGGTTACAGAACTGATTGGTGCGTAGTATGATTTCCGAACATGGATTTGTACCGAACTCATGATCAGGATCTCGACGGCCATTTCTTCCTGCAATCTTCTGGGCTGCTACACGACTAAAGATTCCGCGCTCACCTGCTTTAGATTCGTAGAGTGTTTGCATCTCAGACAGGAAGGATTCAAAATCGGGCTTCTCTGTGTACGCTACACTGTTGTTTGCTAAGCGCCGCTGTCCTTCAGTGCTCCACCAATCTCCTGACTTAGCCTTAGACATGCGTTGATCTGAAAGGTTAGACAGGCTTATTAGAGCTGAACGCCTTACGCCTCCTACAACTACAATGTCTGCAATCTTACAGCATACATCGTGGCACTCTATGGATGTTAACTTACGTCCCTTAGCTTTCTGGAATAATGATATACAGAAAATAAACAAATCAATTAGTGGCTCTGGCCCTGATGCTCTGCCGCCAAAGGTTTTAAGACGCGCACCGGCAGGACGTATATTATCCGTATTCCATTTAGGGATCTTACCGGCGTATAACATAGCAATCAACTCACGGAAGGCTGATGCCCAACCGATCTTACTGTCGGATACAACAATGGTAGTATCTGTTGCATGAAAGCTCTCGGCAATCTCAGGTAGTTTGTTAATGAAGTTACGCTCAACACTAAACCCTACACCTGTCCCGCACATAAGAACATACATTAATTCATCAAAGGAGCGCGGCGAATCAATGTGTAAATAACTGCAATTGAATCCTGCTACATTATCTTTATCTAAAGCTTTACCGGCTGTCATCATGCAACGCATAGAGGGCATTACTTCTTGCTTAAAGATAGCGTCATATAGTTTCTGTCCTTCTTTAGTGGTTAACTGGTCTCGATCCCGCCAGAAGTTAACGTACCTATAGACTGTTTCGCTCCAAGACTCGCGGCGCTTATGCTCTGGAATCCATCGTGCATAACGTGACTGATGTATAAATTTTTGGTATTGATCCATTTTTAAATACTCTCCTCTAAGCTCTTTTCAAGGTTAGCCATTGCTCGCCAAGCTACCTGCGCCCAATCACCGTCTAGTATATGACGCATCATAGCGTCCTTTTCATCACCCGACTTCGATCTGTCCCAGTGCAACGTCTCTGATGTCTGGCCGTGCTGTAGGCCGCCAGTTAAACTCACCTTCGAAACTGCAGCAATGGCTAGCGGGAAATAGTTTATGAAACCTGTATAGATAGGTATAGCTTTACGCTCTGCTGCGTCTGTAGGGAGCTTTGGAGTAGTCTCTAATGCTTCTTCGCATGCATGAGCTTCTTTCATGGCTGAACCAATCCATTTATTATGCGGTTTTCCTTCTATAGCAGGATATGATTTTCTAAGTCCATCCCAATCGGCGGGTGTTGTGTCATTTAATCTCTTCATCCGTGTATCATCCCTGTGTTGTCAAAGTCCATCTCTTCCTGCATTCTTTCTATGTCTTGGTGGAAAAGCGTGTAGGCGTTCTCAGCAATAGAAGAATCCTCTAGTGCGAGAGCTTTCCAAAACTCTACTTCGTCGAACAGATTAAAGTACTCGTGAACTAATTGATCTCTAGAAAGGTCTGTTGGGTTCTTCATGTTCTAACTCCGTATGTATATTAGTTATAAGTTCTTTGCGCCTAGTTTCTTTTAATCTAGAAGACGAGGTTACTTTTTTAAACTTCTTCTTCCTTACGAACCTATTGCGCCTCTCGTCTTTCCGGCTGATGTCAGTCAAAAGTTTCTCGCTTCTTGGGGTTGATCCAAGTGTCGGGTATACTGTCCTCACTAAACCACCTGAAGTTATTAGCACTTGCCCACTCGCCGTGGCTTCGCTTAGTTCCGTCCTTTCGGCGCTTAGCCTGTGGCATAGGCGCACTAGGATTAGCAAACAAAAACACTAACTCAGTATCGGCAGGCAACACCTTGCTGACCCATATGTATTTACTAAACTCAGCATAGTCCCAGAACCTTCCTTTAGCTTCAAGCAGAATCTTCTTACCTTCAATTATGCGCAAGAAGTCAGGGTGGTAGTTGTGGTCTATGGTGTACGGAACCTTGTCAGTATGGAAACTCCAGTTGTCTAGGATGCCGTTATGCAGTTCATATTCCCAGTTGGAGTCATAGCCTTTGACTAGGTTCTTTTCTACGGGTCTTGCGACTCTCGGTTTCCGGTAGCCCTTCTTAACTTTTTTCAATGTATTGTAGCCTCCCTTCTCTCTAGCTCTGCATCGACTAGGAGTCTTAGATCCTTTAGAAACTCTGTGGCTACATCCGTAATAGAGCTATCTGTGCTATACAAATAATGACCTACAGCTACAATCATGTCTTCAATGTTTAGCGGGATATCTTCCATTGAATGTCCTCCAGAGTTATTTGTTCTATAGTGCGATTAGGATAGATAGCAAGCAGCTGATTTATTTTCTTAATAACCCACTTAGGATGATAGGCATTAAGGTGCACAGTCCTGCTAGCCATGTAGTGTGTTTGCTTAGGCATTAGGCTCATATAGTTTTTAGTATTTATCTTAGCGGCCTCCTCGTTGCTGAGTAAAGACTGAAGCCAGTTAACTATTATAATACCTGACTGCTTCCTAATGCGCTTTGCTTTACTGCCGTTCATAGTAGTTCCTCTACTTTTGGGGTCATTACAACCTTTGTCAAATAGGCTAAGCTATTTGAATATCTAAAGGTACGAAGCCCCTCGCCGTCATTAGAGTCTTTATAGCAATCATGCTTATACTTACACCAACTACAGCCCTTCGGGAGTTTCATGTTTCCTTTCTTACCATCAGGTATGGGAGTGTAGCACAAAGCGGGGGGCGTGTCAAGCTCTAATGCAGGCAACAAAGCCTTTATAGACGATTTAATATTAGGCTTGTCTAGATCATCGGGCACATACATACACAATTCACCGCTCTCTTTATTCAATACTAAGAAGCCTCCATTCTCTGTGCCCTCTGCTGCCTCGTAACCTGCTAACTGACCTAAGTATCCGAACGGATCGTCCTGTGCTAAGCGTCCTTCTTTAAACTTATTGAACGCAAAGCGCGAGGCTGTCTTAACATCAACCACTTCGCCGTTTATCTTACAGTCCATGTGGCCTATGATGCCTTCAACCTCTACTTCTTTCTGCTCGTCTGTAACTTCGTGGCCTGCCATGCGTACTAGCATCAATACAATCTCTTCTAAGAGATGTCCGTACAGGAACTTGATCTGTGTTGGCCCGTCGATACCGCCTCGTCCTTGAGGATCACGCTTCTCGTACCACAACTGGCGTGAGGGTTTGCCTACATTAGACATCCGTACAGTGAAGTTGCTGTCACGTTCTCTGGGGGTTGACCACGAACGTAACGCTTCTTTCATACCTTCGGCAGCTCTATCGATGTCAGCCTCGGAGAGAGGAAGAGGAACACCCTCTGATAGTTTCTCTAAGTGCTCATAGATGTCGGGTACAAGTGTATTTAATTCTAGCATGATCTTTTTCCTATTGATGTTTTGCAGTTTTATGCGCTATAAAGTGTGATAGTTCTACAGTTTTTAGCGCATATTAATGTTGTTTAATGACAGATTTTATATCACTTAATGATCCTTTGAACCACTCGCCGCGACGTTCTAACTTCTCTTTAGTTAGGATAGCGTGTATCTGCTGTTCGGAGGATCGACGATCTTCAAAGTACTTAGAGTATCTAACTACATAGTCCCTGAAGGGCGAGGAGGTCTGATAGACTGAGCATCTATCGCTAGCATCAAGTGCCATACCTACCTTGTACCATCCTTCCCATGCAGGGTTAGATATTATATAGACATAGCCATTCTCTATCTTGTTGTATTCTGCTTTGTGCCTAGTCCCTAAGAGCTTAGCTAATAGCTTAGAGCTAGGC